CCAGCATGCTGAGGCGATTGCCCAGTTCACCAACTTGGCCAGGGCGATGGCGCCGCTGGCCCAGAGCCTGGGGATCAAGTGGCCATGAACGCGACCGAGAGGGCGATGATCGTGGTGCGCATGCTTTGGTACACCGCTGCGTGCCTGTCGATGCTGGGAGGTCACCATGGCCGGTGACTGGATCAAGATGCGCTCCGACCTGTACCGCGACCCGAAGGTCTCGGTGATTGCCGATGAGCTGCTGGGCAACCAAGGCGATCTTGCGCGTTACGTTTCGCAGATGAACCAGCGTGACATGTGCGTAACGCGTAACGTTATGCGTAACGCTACGGTTGGTGCGCTGGTGTCGGTGTGGGGTGTGATTCGGCAGCGCGGCAAGCGTGTCGATGACGACTTGGCCTGCTCAGGTGTGGTCCTGGCGGTCATTGACGATATCGCGGACCTGCCGGGTTTCGGCGAGGCGATGGCATCCGTCGGCTGGATCATCGAATCGCCAGAAGGCCTTGTGTTTCCAAGGTTCTTCGAGGAACACAACGTCGATCCGGCAGAGCGTTCGAAGGCCACCAATGCGGACCGCCAGCGCCGCTATCGGGAGCGTAAACAGGCGGAAGAAAGTGACGTAACGCGTAACGTCACAGTAACGCCTAGAGAAGAGAAGAGTAGAGAAGAGAAAAAAGCCCCCCTTAACCCCCCAGCTGACGCTGGTGGGGACCTGCTCGGTGGACAGGCGGGCAAGGTCACCAAGGCAGAGCGCATCGCCCAGATTGCCGGCGACGCCCAGACCGCGTACAACGCCATCCTCGCCAAACCCAACGGGTCGCTGGCCGTGTGCACGGTGCTGAACAAGCCCCGGGTCAGATCGGTCGAGAAGGCACTGCCGACCGTGCGGCAGCTGTGCACCCGCATGTTCGGCAACGAGCGCGTCACGCCCGATTTCTGGAAGGCCTACTTCGAGACGGTTTCGGAGGACGACTTCCTGGCCGGCCGGCATCAGGGCGGCCCCGGGCACGAGAACTGGAAGCCCGATTTCGAATACCTGCTGCGCGAGTCGGGGATTGCCAAGGCTGTGGACCGTGCCATGTCGCAGGTGGTCCAGTGAACGCCCGTCACGACATCGACCGGCTGGCCGACCTGTACGGCGGCGAGCCGGAGCGGCACCCGCTGTACAGCCTAAACGCCGAGCAGTCGGTGCTTGGCGGCCTGATGCTGCGGAACCGGGCATGGGACGAGGTGTCGGACCTGCTGAGCGCGGAGAGCTTCTTCCGCGCGGACCACCGGCTGATCTGGCAGGCCATGGCCGAGCTTCAGCCGACCGGCGTGGAGTTCGACGCGGTCACCCTGGGCGACTGGTTCCAGTCGCGCGGCAAGCTGGACATGGTGCGCGGCGGCGCGTACCTGATCGAGCTGTCCAGCACCACGCCGTCGGCGGCCAACATCGTCGGCTATGCCGCTATCGTGGCCGACAAGGCCAAGCTGCGCGCCCTGGCCGATGCTGCGCAGGAGGTGATCGACGCGGTGTTCAGCCCGGACGGCCGCAGCGCGGTCGAGCTGGTAGGCGAAGCGCAGTCCCGCATCGGTGGCCTGCTGGACAACGAGCCGTGCGAGTTGGAGGCGGTCGCGCCAGTGATGGACCGGGTGTTCCACCGCCTCGGCGAGCGCGCGCAGAACGGCGGCGGCATCAGCGGCCTGACGACGGGTGACCCCGATCTGGACGAGCTGCTGGGTGGGTTCCAGCCCGGCAACATGATCGTGCTGGCCGCGCGCCCGAAGATGGGCAAGACCACCCGGGCGGTGAACTTCGGCGAGCATGTGGCGTTGGTGCTGCGCAAGCCGGTTGTGATCTTCACCTTCGAAATGCAGCCCGAGGAACTGGGCGACCGCATGCTCGCGAACCGGGCCACCATTGCCGGGCAAAAGATCCGCAATGGCCGGCTGGACAACGCGGATTGGGCCAGCGCCAGCGAGGCGACCAGGGAGCTGCGTCAGGCTCCCATCTTCGTCAGCCGCCCGCGCCGCGCCCGAGTCGAGCATGTCTGCGCGCAGATCCGCCGGTTCAAGGCCAAGCACGCTGACCTGGGGCTAGTGGTGATCGACTACCTGCAGCTGATGTACGTGCACGGCGACAACCGAGCTTCCGGCATTGGCGAGATCACCATGGCGCTGAAGCTGTGCGCCAGCGAGATCGGCGTCACCATCCTGCTGCTGAGCCAGCTCAACCGCGATCTGGAGAAGCGGCCGGACAAGCGCCCGATGCTGTCGGACCTGCGCGAATCCGGCTCGATCGAGCAGGACGCCGACGCGGTGATCTTCATCTACCGCGATCAGATCTACGACCCGAACAGCCGCTGGGAAGGCACGGCCGAGCTGATCGTGGCCGCACAGCGAAACGGCGCGACCGGCATGGTGCGCGAGCTGTACCAGCCCGAGTACTTCCGCTTCTCGCCGCTGCCGGAGTACTGGGAGCCGGCACCGACCAGCGCCACCGCGCCCGCCGCCGGCACCGCGCCGAAGCGGAAGGGCATCGCGTCGTTCCTCCCGAAATCAGGAGATCAGCCATGAAGCCCGGAAACTACATCCTCCGCGGCGGCGACGCCCGCGCCCGCATGGCCGCAGCGTGGCACTTCGCCTGCAGCTTCCTCGAAGCCGGCCAGGACGTGCGCGTCACCGTGCAGGAGCACAAGCCCAGCCGCAGCCTGGAGCAGAACGCGATGTTTCACGCTATCTGCGGCGAGATCGCCCGGCAGAAGCAGTGGGCCGGCCGCTGGATCGACGGCGAGGGCTGGAAGCGCCTGCTGGTCGACGCCTGGGCGCGCGAGTCCAACCGGCAGCAGGGCGACATCGTGCCCACCCTCGACGGCAGCAGCATCGTCAACCTCGCCATGCAGACCCGGCGCATGACCGTCGCCGACATGGCCGACCTGATCACCTACGCCCAGTGGTGGGCGACCGACAACGACGTGAGGCTGAAGGACGTGGCGCCGCTGCGCGACCAGCGGCTGGCCGCGCAGTCTCAGGAGGCCGCGTGAACTACGGCACCGCCACCTGTTTCATCTGGTTGAACACGTGGAAGAACAGTTCGCTCGCGAAGTCGGCGTCCTCCTTCATGTCCTTGGTGAGGGTGTACTGGCCACTGGCCAGCAGCGCGGCGGTGAGGTGCTTGGCTACATCGATAGCGTCTTTCTCGACCATGGTCCTGTCTCCGTTGGTGCCGGAATGGCACAGGCGGACTTTACCGCGCGGATGTCGCGTGGGATGCGACCTCCCCCGGGAGCCGCGAATCTGATGCGGACCAAGAACGCCAAAGCCTTCACCGCCGCCGAGCGCGCGCACATAGACTTGGTCAAGGCCTGCCCCTGCAGCGTGTGCGGCAAGCCCAGCCCAAGCGCCGCGCACCACATCAAGCAGGGCGACCACTGGACCACCGTGGCGCTGTGCGACGACTGCCACCAGGGCAGTTTCAACGGCTGGCACGGCGAAAAGCGCATGTGGCTGGTGATGAAGATGACCGAACTGGACGCACTGAGCGTGACCATCCGCAACGTGCTGACGCTGACCCAAAGGGGAACCCTATGACTGTCCGACTCACCCTGCCGTACCCGATCAGCGCCAACCGGTATTGGGGAACGCGCGTCATCAAGCTGAAGGGAACGAAGAACTTCCGGGCCATGACCTACGTGACCCCGGAAGCCGAGCAGTACCGGCGCGAGGTCGGGCTTCTTGCCTCCGCTGCCGGGCTGCGCGGATCCAACCTGGACCGAGTCGTCCTGCACGTGCGGCTGTACCCGAACCGCCCACAGGACTGGGCGCGCCGAGCGCGGAAGAACCCCGATACCTGGGACGACACCGTGATGTGCATCGACCTCGGCAACTGCGAGAAGGTGCTGTCCGACGCCCTGAACGGGATCGCCTGGGCTGACGACAAGCAGCTGCGCCGCATCGTGCTGGAGCGCATGGAGCCGGACGAGCACGGAGCGCGGCTGGAGGTGGAGATCGAGTACCTGGCCGTGTCGACCTCGCTGTTCGACAACCAGGAGCATGCGGCATGAGCGAGATCGAACTGAACCCGTGCCCGTTCTGTGGTGGCTCGGCGATGCTGAGTCGAGAGTCAGGGGACGAGCGTGTCGCCTATCAGGCGAGAGCGTGGGTTGCCTGCTTGCCATGTGGCGCGCGAGGGCAATCCGCCTATGGGGACACGTCCAAGGGCGGATATGCAGACAACACTGGCGTTGAATTGCGGGCGGCAGCCGGATGGAACACGCGCGCCGCCCTGACGCCGCCAGATGGCTACGTTCCTGAACGGGACATGCTTTACGTCGCCACGCTGCTACGCCGTCGCGCGGCAGCGGCCAGCCCCATGGCACGCAACGCCTACATCAAGTCGGCAGAAGAGGTGGAAATGGCAGTGATCGCCGCCCGCCCGGAGCCGTCCTGATCTGCGCATGACCACCGCGACCAGCCAGCAGCGGGGCCGGACCATGGAGAAGTCCCCGCATCGCCAGTTCCACCGCCCGGCCCTGCCGGTAGGGGTAGTGACCGTGCGCGCCGACGTGCAGCGGGTGGCCGAGCGGACGCTGGCCAAGGTGAAGGAA